CGACCATTGCCGTTCGGGTTCGAGGTGGTGATCGAATCTCTTCGCAGACTGAAGCCCTATTGAATCTTGAATGTACCAGAATATTGCCAGTGTTGAGCGGTGGCGCATGGGCAGCGCCAGGTGCCACACGTTCGATATCAGCAGCAATAGGGTACATATGCAAAAGTGTTGGCTACAGCGACGAAGACATTGACATTGCTGAACTGCAGCGGCTGGAAAACACGTGGACTGCACGCGGTGACGTGTATGACAAGATGGTCACGAGCGCCAGTACCGTTAAAGAATACTTGAATGAAGTGCTGCAAGCGGGCTTTGCTGAACTTACATTGGATCGAGGTATGATTGTGCCTGTGCGCGACGAGCCACGTGGTGCGACGTTTGAACATATCTATGACCCGATGAACATGACGGAACCTTTGACCCGCGACGGATTGCTGCCGCAACCAGATGACTTCGACGGTGTTGACGCTGAATACTTCGACCACACCACATGGGCCACTGAGACTGTTCAGTGTAGGCTTCCGGGTGATGCAGGCACACGCGTTGAAAAGATCAAGGTTGAGGGCGTGACTAACCGTGATAGGGTTTGGCGCATCGGTATGAGGCGTAGGCGCATTCAGGTCTACCGGAACATGACATTCAACTTCAGTACAGAGCTTGACGCGCTCAACAGCCGCTACCTCGATTACGTGGCACTGGGTGATCAGGTGATTGGATATGGTCAGTCAGCAGTGATGAAAAGTTGGCGCATATTGGGTGACAGAATTCTGATCGGTGTTTCTGAAAAGTTCGATTGGACTGGTTCAGATGACCACAAAGTGTCCATTCGTCGTAAAGATGGAAAGATCGCAGGCCCCTATCCAACTTTGAAAGTGAACGATTACACCCTGTCAATCAGCGCTATGGATTTTGAAAACGATCCAAGGTCTTTCGAGCCAGACTTGTCACTTGAATTTGAACCGCCATTCATACGCTTTGGCCCGTCTGATCGGTGGGCGTATCCTGCGTTAATCACGGCGGTGAATCCGAGCGGCACGAAAGGTTGCAAGGCGGAAGCTGTGATCTACGCCCCAGAAGTCTACGCGGACGACAATGGGTTTGCTGATAACTAAGTGCTATTATCTCCTAAATTTAAGGGGGTAAGACGATGCGGGAACAATGCACGGTTATATTCTGGGCCTGGCTCTGCGCAGTAGGGGGCGTTATCAACCCCTTTGCCGTGGCCGGTGCCCTGATAGGGACTTGTTTTTTGCTTAGCCGCCCATCCGCAACGTCACTTGGCCAGAAGCTGTATCTCGGGCTGTTTTCGTGTGGTATGGGTTTTGGTGGTGGCGTGTTCTTCTATCCAGGCGGACCGCCATGGAACGAAAAGGCAATGCTAGTGTCGGGTGGTATTGCGGCGCTTTGTGCGACAGTATTTGCAGCAGCAGGGGCAATGGTTGAAAGCAAAGCCGGGTTGCCTAAGTGGGTTAAAGACATTCTCGGTTACGTCCCGTTCGTCAAGCAACGGAGTAATAACGATGGATCTTGAAACTGTTCTCATGTGGGTGCGCTTCTGTATCCACGTTGCGACATTCTTGTTTATATACTGCTACCGCCCCAAGGGTGCCCGACAGCGCTGGGGTGTTTCGTTCTTGGCAATTGGCCTGGCTGGCAGCTCTGTTGGCTTCGCAGTCTTCATCATATCGGGCGTTATCGACCCGTCCTTTGCAGCACCCCAATGGTTGCACATCATAGGTTGGGGCTGCGTCCTGGGGCTTGTAGCCAAAGCCCGTGGCAATGTCGCCAAAATGTTACCATCGAGGGATATATCTTGAGCTATCCAAAAGACGCAATAGACGAAGCGTTCGAGCTGTTGCCGAGCAAGATGGACACGCCCGCTGCTCGGGTCATCCTGGCTGCAATCGGCTATCAGGAATCAGACGGCTACAAGGTCCGTCGTCAGTACGGCAATGGGCCTGCTGCCGGTTATTGGCAGTTCGAGCGCGGCGGTATCAAAGGCGTCATGAGCCACAAGGCTTCCGAGGTGCTGGCCGTACAGATGTGTCGGGCTCGTGGTGTCGAGTTCCGTAGTGAAGACATCTGGCAAGCCTTCCAAACTGATGACGTGCTGGCCGCGATCTTTGCGCGCCTGCTGATGTGGACAGACTCACAACCCTTGCCGAAGCTGAACGATGCCACCGGTGCCTGGAAGCTCTACGCCGAACGCTGCTGGCGACCTGGCAAACCCCACCCTGACAAATGGCCTGCGTCCTATGCCTTCGGACTCACTCGGGGCGTGCCGGTGTGATCGGCCCATTTGCGTACGGATGGAAAATACTAGCAGTTATGGCGGTGTTGATCGGCTGCTGGGTTTGGGGGTTCAATCACGGCTCGAACAAAGTCGAGTCCGAATGGCAAGTGCGCTGGGATAAAGCCGTAAGCGATGTGCGCGAAGAGCAAGCCCGCGTGACCACGGAACGCATCGCTGAGTACGAACAGAACCTGAAGGTGACGCAGAATGACCTCGATAAAGCAAACGCTGATCTGGCTGCTTCTAAGCGCAAGTCTGACAGCGTGCAGCGTGCAGCCGAAACAAGAGTCGCCAGTATCAAACAAAGCCTTGGTGCCTGTACTGCCACCGCAAGCCAGACAGCTGCCGAGAGCGCCAGAGTGCTTGCCGACGTGTTCAAGCTGGCTGACAACGCAGCGGGAACAATGGCTGCAAATGCTGATCAAGCAATAAGCCGGGGGCAATCCTGCGAACGGCAATACGATTCAATAAAAAGCCCCAATTAAGGGGCTTTGACTTGGTGCCCGTGCTGCCCGCCACAAGATTGCCGTTGCCTGCGTACCTGAACCCGGTAGTCACGCCGACCTATACATTCCAGATGAGCCAGGAAGTGCTGCATTAATTAACTCGGCCCGTTAGCAATAAGAGCATCATAAATACGCTGACGGGCAATTTCAAAGTACGCAGGATCGAGTTCTATTCCTATAAAATCCCTTCTAGTGTTAACCGCTGCGACGCCTGTTGTCCCGCTACCCATAGTGTTATCTAGCACTTTATCGCCGGGGCTAGTGTACGTGCGGATAAGGTATTCCATAAGCGCAACAGGCTTTTGCGTTGGGTGCTGATTTTTCAACCGGTTGTCTTTAGCAAACTTTTGCACGCTTCTCGGATATCTCGCTGATGATTCGTAAGGTTCGCGGACTGAAACCGCCTTGCTGTAATTTGAACCGTGTGACGCAACTGAAGCGTTTAAGCGTTTTATTGTATGACCTTGAGTCATTTCAGGGTTGTACATCGGTTGCTTTTTGTAAAACACAAGAACGTTTTCATGGGCCTTTAAAGGCGCTTTTCCTGCATTGAGAAATCCAGTAGCGGCGGTCTTCTCCCAAATCCACTCATATCTTAAATGCCCCAACTGTGAGCAACCTAGAACTTTATCAAAAGGAGTCTGGGCGGTAAGCACAATAGCGGCACTGGCCTTGCATACGCGCCAGTACTCCGGCCAAAGTTTTTCAAGGTCTATCGGACAATCCCACTTATTCTGAGTTGTGCCATAGGGTAGATCGCACAAAACCATATCAACCGAGCCGTCTGGTATACGGCGCATCATTTCCAGACAATCACCGTTCATTATATTCATGTAGCAACACCTAAATCCTTGTTCAAAATCTTCAACGCCTTCTCGATGTACGCCGGGTAGTTCACGTCGTCCGGGAAGGTGTCGGGCAAGTCCATCAGCGACTTGGTGCCCGTGCTGCCCGCCACAAGATTGCCGTTGCCTGCGTATCTGAACCCTGTTGTAACTCCCATCGCGAAGTAGTAACGCAAAGCCTTGCCGACGTTCTCCCCGGTGCGTTCCTCAATCGCACCGCCTGCTGGGTTGTTGGCGTTCTTGATGACGATGAAGCGGCGTATGTCTCGACAGCCCATGATCGTTGCGGCGACCGGTGTGCCGTCCCGCAGGTAAGCCAGCACAGCGTCATTGCAGATGTCCATGCCCGGCGATTTGCCGGATGGGCTGGCCTTTGGAACCACGCCGCTTTCACCGTACCAGCCCTTTGCCTTGTGCTTGCCGTCAGGCTTGAAGGCAATGTAGTTGTTGACGTTGGCGTTGTAGATCGCGGTGTATTCGGTCGCTTCAGTCTCCAAGCCCGTCTTCACTTCCCACGCCTTGATACACCGATCCCGCAACCACTCCAAACCCACGGGCGTGATCACCACGATGCCGTCAGTATTGGCTGACACGACACGGATGCCACTCAATTCGAATGATTCAATAAGCATAAGCAAAGCGAACTGGCCCGACAGGGTTGTGCGGATCATCAGTTCCGGTGCGAAGAGGAAGCTATAGCGGTTCCCGAGTTTGCCGTATGTACCGTTCAGAAATACCTTTTTGCCGTCAGCTTCGGCTTTTGCGCTGATCAGTTGTTCATTCAACGCTGAAAGATCGGCCATTATTTCTGTCTTAGTCCGCATTGAATGTCTCCGGGTCAAAATAGTTTGACTTGGCGCAATTTTCAGAAGTGGTCAGATATTGAAGGTTTGCAAGTACATGAAGGCCCGAAACCAGCCGACCCTTGAGTGGTATGATGTGGTCTACTTCATGGTCAGGTGGGCAAAGAAAATAGAAATCGAGTATCGCACGTCGCTCGCTCCACGCTGGAGTGCGTTGCTGTTTGCGAAGGTTGTACGCCCTTGCGTAGGCTGTGTTGCGTCTTGGATTTTTCTGCCGCCACAGCTTCATACGCTCGCCACAAGCTTCCTTATTTCGCTGATAAGAATGCCTCCCGACCATTCTGTAATATTCAAGATTTTCATAATAGTGAGCTTTGTTATACACCCTTTGTCGATCTGCATTTTCTACGTACCACGCTCTAGATTTAGCGTTAATCCGTTCAGCGTTTTCAACGTGATACGAAACACGACGCGCCTGAATCGCTTCAACATTTTCAGCTCGATATGCCCTTGCGCGTTCGGCGACACGTTGAGGGTTTGCGCGTTCCCATTCAATCGCACGCTGCCGTGTCTTGATCTGCAAGGCTTCGTCTTCTGCGTATTGCCGAGCCTTAATAACCCTGCTGCAAGGCCTACAAACAAGCCCAAGGCGCTTACCCCGTGACCACTTAAACTCGCAATCATCTTTCACAACTTGGCAGACTTTACAGGTTGTGAAAACGCCAGTCGGAGCCGGGGTTTCACCTTTCTTCAATCGGTGCATGCTTTCAATTCCGCTTCAGTTTCTTTGATGCGCGATTCTAATTCATGAACGCGACTTTTGGCAAGCAAACGAGAATCGTAAATTTCTCTATACAACTCGATGAACGCAGGCCCGGTGCCTGCTGGATACATGTTCATCAACAGCATGAGGGTTGGGTAGTAACTGTTTACGTCGTGGTCTGTGATCGTCCACTTACCCGGCTCAGCTTTGAAGTGCTGCTTTTTCTCCTTGCTGTGCAAGCCACCAATACCCATGCGGTACAGTGATTTCCCAATCTTGATATCCAGACCTTTCAGTTCATTGCTGAACTTGATACCCGACTTGATTTCGCGACCGTCTGAGTCGTAGACCTTTTCGTCGTCAGACACGCGCAGTTCATCGGGGTTCTTCAGCACGAAGTCAACGCGCTGAGCCATCGCTAGGACGCGCTGTAGCTCGGGTGACACGAATGATAGCCACGCGGGGGCGACGTACTTGAATGCATGCCCGTGCGGCAGATAGGTCTTCTGTGGCGGGTTGGGCAGCTTGGCTTTAAACACCGCCTCGGCTATCTGCGCATCAGACTTCGACATAACTTCAATGTTGTACTGCTGACAGATTTCGTGGCGCAGTCGCAACCGGGGCATGATCGTGTTGCGCAGGGCGTGTGTCGTCTCCAAGTCGTTGCCGCAGTACAAAGACGACATCAACCGATCCATCGGACCGAACATAGCGGCCGGGTCAAAAGGCAAGTCCTGCATGCGCTTGGAGTGCATGCGCCCGCCATAAATCTTCAGGCTGATCTTGACGCCTGGCGTGGGCTCTTGCAGGTCGATATGCCCCCAAGTCGGTTCAGGGATACGGAACGCCTTATAAAATTCCCACCACTGAATACCCTTCTTTCCTTTACCTGGAATGATCGCGTCATTCATGTTCTTGAGCGTGTCGTTGTCGACGCCTGTGAGGGCCGCAGCGATCATAGGGTTGTCGTACCCCGTACCGTTAAACGTGATGATGCCAGGCACGCTGTGCAGGAAGGCGCGCAGGCCCTCAACGTCAAGTGGATGACCTGGCCATGATGCCCACTCGCGATAGGTGCCATCAGGCAACCGGAACTTGCACAGCCAATAGTTGCGCACGCACTCGGTGTCACATTCGACCCACTGCGAAAGGTCAAAGGGCTTCTTGAGTGGTGGAAGCGGTAAGGGTGTGAGGGTCGGCAGTGGCGTCAGCATGGTTTGCGCTCATCTTCAGTCAAGGCGTCCCACTCTTTCTGTGAGTAGGTCGCAATGGGTGCGCCGTGAAACGCTCTGTCGGGATAGCAATGAGAGTCGATGGCAAAGCAGTCGCTAATTTCCATGAATACCCAAAGGCCAGCCCAATTGATAAATTCAGGTGCGTACATTTTACCGCCATGCCAACGCACATAACCGCCTTTGAAAACCTTGCGATAACCATTCGTTAGAAAGCCGTCAGGGCATTTCGCATCGTATCCACGCCTACCTGTGGGCTTTTGTGTCATAGGCATTGTCTAATCCTCAACGAAATGCGGCGCTCACAACGGGCGCTGCATTAGTGGTGGAAGGGGTAACGGCATTAGCATGACGCCGGACCTTTAGCAACTAACGCGTCGTAGATGCGCTGGCGGGCAATTTCAAAGTACGCCGGATCGCGCTCAATGCCGATAAAGTTGCGCCGACTATTGACGCTAGCCACGCCTGTCGTGCCGCTACCCATGGTGTTATCGAGAACGGTATCACCTTCGTTGGTGTAGGTGCGGATCAGATATTCCATAAGTGCTACGGGCTTTTGGGTTGGGTGTACTGTTTTACCCTCTGACGCGATCTCTAGAACGGTGCGTGGGTAGCCCGTGCTTTCTTGAAGATACTTTCCATCCTCTGTCTCGGATATATGCCCGTAATTTTCGGATGACCCGCCTCCTCGATTTGCGCCAATGCCGCGGCGTTTACCGAAAGCTTTAAGGCCCTGCGGGTTATAAGTTGGCTGAGTTGCGTAAAACACAAGCACATCCTCGTGATTCCGCAACGGCTGTATTTTGGCGTTCAACACGCCTGTGACTTTAGATTTAGCCCAAACCCATTGGTACTTGAATAGAGCCGGGTTGCTCATTACTAGAGCCGACGTGAAAGGTTGAGCTGCGGTCAATACTACTGCTCCACGGCAGACCCTCCGGTACTCAGGCCACAACTGGTCAAATGGGATTACAGCGTCCCATTTATTCTGCGTTGTACCATATGGTAAATCACAGAGGATCATATCGACTGAGCCGTCAGGTATCAGTTTCATCAGTTCAAGGCAATCGCCCTGCATCAATCGCATTGTCTAATCCTCAACGAAATGCAGCGCTCACAACGGGCGCTGCAAGTGTTACAACATAACGTTAAACGCGGGTGATGTATTGCGCAGCCAGCAACGCGTCGATGGTATGGCCAGCAGCTTGCAGCGACTCCAAAGTATGCCCCTGCGCAGCAACTGCAGGCGTCACGGCGTACTGCGGCGTGGCCAACACTGCTGCGACAACACCGTGGTTGGGGATCACTGGCAGAGCTGGTGCAGCAATAGCGCTAGGCGTCGGGATAACCGGGAGTGCTGGAGACGCAGCCAAGCCTGACAGAGCTGGTGCGGCTGCTGGTGCTTGGGCGGGCACCAGATAACCGTTGGCCAGCAGCGAGTCATCGGTATGGCCAGCGGCGTTCAGTGACTCCTTGGTGTGACCGGCTGCGGCAGCTTCAGGGCTGATAACGTATTGCGGCGCAGCTGGGACGAGTGCTGCAGGTGCGGGGATGGAAGGGAGTGCGCCTGCCGAACCAGCTGGTGCAAGTGGTGCAGGCAAGCTCGGCACGGATGCACCAGGCAACGCAGCGACCGGTGGGGTTGTCGACATGCCTGCAGGAACGTAGCCACCTGCAGCGGCAGCAGCACCTTTGAGCATTTCGTCAGGATTTGGCCCGCTGACAATCGCGTCACCGTAACCAACCAGTTGCAGCAGGTCAGGGTTCATGAACACGCCTGGCTTGCTGTCGGCTTTGCCTGTCCAGCCGTTGGAGCCGATATCAAGGCAGCAGATCACGAAGTCGCCAGTCTTGATCTTACCCGACTCGTTGCCCACTTCAGTGATCGGGGCGTTATTATTCAGGCCGTTGACGATGCGCATCGCACCGGCATAGGTCGAGATTTTCAGAATCCAGCAGCCTTTCCAGCCTTCTTTGCCGGAGTGTGCTTTGCCGTTCGCATCGTACCCGTCGCCATCGATCAGCTTGTAGGCGAAGTCGTTGCGGATGCAGCCGCCAGCATTGATAGGTGGTTGCACGTCGGCGCGGGCTGCAGGTTGATAACCGTACGGGAACAGTGCCGGGAAAAGACGAGCGGCTTCGGTCTGAATGGCCGCAACCATTTCACCGGTCTTCGGGTTGGCTTTGTCGAAAGCGACCGTCACGTACCAGTTGACCAGCTGCGTACCGGCTTTGCCGAGCTTCGGCGTCTGGGTATCGCCCACGAACTGAGGGTTGCCAACCAGACCGTTACCTTGAACGATGCGACCGATAGGGGATGTGTATTTCATTTGAGTAGTTTCCTGACTGTGCGTTCTGTGAATGGGACGAGTTTTCTACGCCCTGGCCTGACTTCGGTGTAACGCTCCAGCAGGCGAGGGTCCATCAATGCTTCAAGTTGTTTCGGTGTCTTCGCTCGACGTGGCTTCAGTGCGTCAATCTTTATGACCCCGGCAAGCGCTATAAGCTGCTCTTCGCAACCGTCTTTGTAAACGGTGGAGCTACGCCCGTGACCAATCGCCCAGTTAGGATCGATATGGCCGTTTCCAATTGCGTGCAACAGCTGTGTTTCAAGGCCGCTTTCCATTGAGGTCAGGAACTCTCTTGCCCGTTTCAACCGGCGAAGCATGTCGCCCATGGCCACGGGGGTTAGATCGTTCGGCACCATCTTGGCTGCTACATCAAAGCCAATCTCTGCGGTTCGCTGTGCTGCCGGGCATGAGTGACGAGCCTGGCAGTCATTGCAGTGTTCACCCGCTTTAAGGTTCGGCTCGGGCGACATAACCTCAATCGCCGCTTGGTGCAGTTGGTTGAGCAGTGGGCGCAAAGCTTCAAACTTTACCGCCCATGTACGAATCGGTTCGGCGCTAAACGAACGCGGCTGAATGATGATCAGTTCTACGTTGATGTCGGTCCCACCTTGGCTGTAGAAATCGATGACGCCTGTTTTATGCAGATAGTCAAGAACAGCTGAAGCGTAGATGGTCAACGCAGGGTTTTCGAACTCATCGACGTAACGATAGCCGTACTTGTAGTCAGGGATACGCAACGTGCGAGTCGCCGCGCACCATGACCATGCGTCTGGAGTGCCGCCACAACGCTCATGAATCCACGGTGCAGGAAGCTGCATTTCCTGATAAACCGGGGTCCCCCAAGACCTAAGCAGATTTAGATAAAGCTCGGCACCTTCAAGCATTTCTGCATCCACTTCGATCTTGTTGGGCGTGATCGAACCTTCAGGGACGATGTAGCCCTTGCCCATCATGTGCGCCACCCAGTGACCCGCAGTACCTTCCTCGCGCACAGTGTCGTTTACGAGGCCAGGTATCTCTGGGTATTTGGCGCACATGGCAGCATACCCACGGCAACCGCCTATGCCCCAAATCCACGCAGCTGATGGTCGGATGGCGTACATGGCTTAGACTACTTCTACTGGCAGCAGGCCGACGACAGCTTTGAACCAGCCGTACAGCGGGGCTACCACATCAGGTCGATGCGCAAGCGCGGTCAGGTCAGCAGCACCAGAAGCGTCGACCAGGCCATAATGCGCCAGACCTTTGTCGAGTTCACCTTTGGCACCTGCTGGGCGAATCAGCACTTGCTGTGCCACGTACTGTGCGAAGCTTGGGTAGTCGGTCACGACGATTTCAGCATCAGGCGCAGCGACAGCAGCCACAGGCGGCAGGGCTGGCAGGTCGGGGAGTGCTGCTACAGTCGTGGCAGGGAGCGTAGGCAGAGCGACGACGTTCGAAACCGGTAGTGCTGCAGGTAGTGGTGTAGCCATGAGGCTCTTGTTCTGCGCGTTGATCTGCGCAACGTATTCAGGTTTAGCAGCCATACCTTTTGCAAGCTTCCAGGTGCCGTTGCCGATCTTGGTCTTACCGCCGCTGTGAATGCGCACATCATACGGATGACCCTCGGAGTCAACCTCAACGCCAGAAGTGGGGGTCGCCGGAGACGTACCGACGGTAGGCAACGCAGCGACACCAGAAGAGGTTGGCGTCGAAACGACCGACACAGAAGGCGCAGTGTCGCCAGTCAGGTTGATACTCGGGTCGGCCAGCTCGCTGGCTGTGAAGTTTCCCGAGCCACCCTTAGGGTCGATAGCTGGGGTGACTTGAGTACCCTGCTCGATATAGAAACTTGCGCCCAGAGCGAAGCGTACAGCGCTGTCCAGTTCCTTGCGAAGCGCCAGCGGGGATTGAGAAAGGTCGATAGTGATTTTCATTTTCGGTTCCATGTGGATTAGTGGTTGCAACGGGGACCGATCTTAAATCATAATTTATGAAATGCAACACCTTTTATCTGGAGATAGGAACAATGCAAAAACATATAGAAGACGCAATCCTTGCTGGAACTGCCGTAGCACTGCGCAGCTTCGATCAGCAAGACTTGATCGAAGCTGCGTTTGATGAAGGCTTCACAGTGTTCTCCCCAATAGAGCCAGGCCGTAGCACATTTACCTGGGCCAACAGTTTCGCAAAAAAAGCCAACGACAAATCAGTGCGCGGCATTCGAAGCCGAGTTCGGTTGGCTAAAGCATGACGGCGCTGCGTGGCTATCAAGCCAAAGGTGTACAGGATACGTATGAAGCGTGGAACGGTGATGTCAATACGGTGATGTATCGCCTTGCTTGCGGGATGGGTAAGACGCCAGTCATCGGCAAAGTCTGCAACGATCACGACGGGCACGGGATAGTCACGGCTCATCGCGGCGTTCTGGTTACGCAGATCAGTCAGCAGTTGGCGCGCGAGGGTATCAAGCATTCCATCATCGGCAGCGAGGCCACCAAACGGCAGGCGCGTACCAACCATATAGAAGAGTTGGGGCGCATCTTCGTTGACCCGCACAGCGCTTGGCACGTCGCAAGCGTTGATACTCTGGTGGGCATGAACCCCCTTGATGACCTGTTCAGGAAATGCACCAAGTTCATCGGTGACGAGGCGCACCACTTCTTGAAGATGAACAAATGGGGCAGGGCCTGGCACCTTTGCCGAAACCCGGCGCTGAAAACCTTGCTGCTTACTGCTACACCTGCACGCGCTGACGGCATGGGCTTGGGTGTTGACAACGACGGTATTGCCGACCTGTTGATCGAAGGCCCCGATATGCGCTGGGGCATCGACAACGGCTATCTGACCAATTACCGCATCTGGTGCCCGAAGCCGACGGACCTCGACCTGTCTGGCGTGGACGTTACGGACACCGGGGATTACAACCAAGTCCAGTTGCGCAAGGCAATGGCGAAGTCTACAGCCATCGTTGGTGACATTGTCTCTACGTACTGCAAGCACGCCAAGGGAATGCTGGGCGTCACGTTCGCCGTTGACGTGAGCGAAGCCACCAAGATCGCCAACGCGTTCAATGCTGCTGGCGTGCCTGCCGTGGTGCTCAGTTCCAAGACCCCTGAAGCCGAACGTAACAAACAGTTGAAGGCATACGCGGCTCGCCAAATCTTGCAGTTGGTCAACGTCGATCTGTTTGGCGAAGGTTTCGATCTTCCTGCGATTGAATGCCTGAGCATGGGTCGCCCCACCGCATCCTGGCCGCTGTTCATGCAGCAGTTCAACCGGGCAACGCGCTTGATGATCAGCCGACTGCTGATGAATGCATGGGACACCTTCACGGTCCCGCAGCGCTTGCAGCACATCAAAGAGAGCCCCAAGCCTGTTGCATACATCTTCGACCATGTGGGTAACGTACTTCGCCACGGTCTACCGGATAAAAGCCGCGTGTTCACCCTTGATAGGCGCGCCAAGCGCGGTGGACCTTCCGACGCAATCCCGACCATTGCGTGCCCTGAGTGCGAGAACGCTTACGAAATCATTGAGGTCCGCTGCCCGCACTGCGGCGCAGAGAAACCGCTACCGGATGAAAAAGGTCGAGGGGCACCTAACCTTGTCGGCGGTGACATCTTTGAAATGAGCGATGAACAGCGCCGCCAGATGCTTGCCGATGCGATAGGCATCATGAGTTCGTTCGTGCCTGTACCACCCAACGTGCCAGCCTATGTCGGTATGAAGCTGCACAATGACGCACATGACCGTCGAGCCGCACAGCGCCTGTTGAGGCATCACGTCGCATGGTGGGCAGGGCTCTATCCAGGCGAGCCGAACAGCAAGATCGTGCAGCGTTTTTACTATACGTTTCAGATAGATATGCTGTCTGCGTTCAGTCTGAAAGCTGCCGAGGCGACCGCGCTGACTGAAAAAATTAAAGTGAAACTGGACGGAATCATAATTAACGATTTAGACTCGCTCAACCAACCCCAAACGAGTGTCGCATAATGAGCCAACCAACTGATGCAACCCACCGCAACGCTGGCGGTGATTTTTTCAAGCCCCACGGCCAACATCAATGGATGCAATGGTCTGGAATGCATTGGCTGCATGTTGGGATGATTGAAGAAAAACTAACATCCCTGCAGGAAGCTCCTATGCCGGTCCTGCCGCTTCAAGTGGGGACAGCACCAGCACCAGCACCAGCACCAGCACCAGCACTGAGGGTTACACGAACCCTGGCCCGTGGGGCGAGCTGTGCCACTTCGCCGACATTTGCACCAGCACCAATGCCCCCGGTTGCCCCAAAGTGGGGTTGCACACCAGAAGCCAAAGTGCCTTTCACACACTACTTCTTGACGTACACCTTTGTCGGAAGCCGGGTGACGTGCAACCCTCCACCGCTGGACACCGATCAGGACGTGTTGGTGTTGATTCACGAATGCAACCGCGGCGTGATGGAACGCAAAATGCGCGAAGACGGCTATGTTCGCGAAGGGTCGAACCCTGCTGAACTGGTCAATAACGTCGACAAAGAAAGCGTGTTCTTTTCGTATCGTAAAGGCGACATGAACTACATCGTCACCAGCTCGGCAACTTTTTACGAGCGCTTTGTGACCGCCACGCGTCTTGCGGCAAAGTACAACTTGATGAAAAAGTCAGAGCGAATTCAACTGTTTCAAGCCGTGCTGTACGGCAAGTGGTGGGCATGATGAGCACCATCAGGCAGTGGGGTTACGAGTTCAGCATACCCATGCACATGCTGATCGAGCTGGAGCGGCGTATGGGCCTGGAAGGCACCGAGGGTGTGACCAACGAGCCTGACAAATTCGGGATGACCCATAGCGAGGCGTACGTGCAGTCTCAGGTGCTGCTGTTAACGCGCCGAAGTATCGCTGTATGTTGACCCGCAACAACAAGGGCGTGCTGCTCGACAAGAACGGTACGCCTGTACGCTTCGGTCTGTTCAACGAGACCAAGAAGCGCGGCGAGCGCATAAGGTCGTGGGACTTGGTCGGTTTCCGTGAACGGTTAATCACGGTCGCAATGGTGCAGGCTGCTGGCGGCGTGCTGAAGATCGGTCAGTTTGTTGGCCGGGAAATCAAAAAGCCTGGCTGGACCTTCAGCGGCGACGAACACGAAACAGGGCAACTAAAATGCACAGAGCTTGCGCTTTCATATGGCTGTGATGTCGGCTTCGCTACCGGGCCGGGGAGCTTTCGAGAATGAAAGGGCCGACGCATTATCGACTCGTTGACGTGGCACGCCTTTGGAATGGCAAGGGATACGGGCAGCTACAAACCATCAATCAACTGGCGTGAAGTAAGCCTTTCCGCAAAGAGAACAAGGGTAAACGTAAATGAATTACTTACTTTTTATAAATACGCCTGACGGTGACGGCGAAACCTGCGAAGAGTTTGACACCGTTGAATCTGCTCAAAAGCGCAAAGATGGGATTTATGACGCGCCTTGGCTAACGACTGTTGGCCTTGACGTTTACCTGAGTGATGAAGACGGCAACGAGGTGGAATTAAAATGACTCAACCAACTTTCAAATCGATGCGCCGTGATGGTGCGATAAAGCGCGGTGAAGCAAACGCTGTGCGCCTCAAGGACATTCACATCGAGCCGGGTTTCAACGCTCGGGTTCACGATCAGGCATTCTGGGATTCGGTCGAAGAGCTGATCGCCTTCATGGAAGCTGGCGGCATTGTACCGTCACTTGAAGTGCGTCCGCGCACTGAAGGTGGTGTGTGGCTGGTGGACGGTGAGCGGCGCACCTGGAGCTATCGCAAGATGGCTGAGCGCGGGTTGATTGACGCGGAACACTGGGTAAGTGTCGAACCCTTCAAAGGTAACGACATCGACCGTGTGCTGCGCATCGCCACCAGCAACACCAACAAGCCGTTGACGGCGCAAGAGTTGGGCAGCGTTTACAAACGGCTGTTGGCGTTCAAGCTGACGCACCAAGAGATTGCCACGCGGCTGGGTAAGAAGGTCGCGCACGTCAAACATATCCTCGACCTGGCAGACGGCAACAGCGACGTGCAAGAGCTTGTGCGGGCCGGTGAGGTTGCGCCGACCATTGCAGTTGCCGCGATCCGCAAGCACGGCGATAACGCTGGCCAGGTGCTGACCGAGCAACTGGAGCAGGCCAAGGCTATCGGCAAAACCAAAGTCACCGCCGCCGTGACCAAGCTTACGTTCGATCAGTGGTTTGCTGACTGGTTCGCCAATGGCGGTTGTGCAGCCGAGCAACGCGGCGGGTACGAAACCATGTTTAAAGTTGTCTGGACTGCTGCACGGGCGGGCAAATGACCCTGCTCGAAGCACTGCGTTCGGTGCGCGACCATCAAGCGGCTAAGCATGACTTAGGGGAAATGTACGCAGAGCGCGCAATTGATGCTCTGAGCAACTATGAATTGCTTCGCGAAATAAGCGAAGCCCTTGAAGCAGCAGGCGTCATGCCCAAAGGTCCACCGCCGTTGCCGCCACTTAATAACTAATGTATGCTCCCGCGTAATCGTAATTTATGAGGCTTCACAAGATGGCTAAAACACGCATGTCGCCGGTAGAGCGCAAGGAGCAGCTACTGCAGGTGGCCATTCAGGAAGCTGAAAAGGTTGGCTACAACAAGCTTAACCGGCTGATGATCGTCAAGGCGCTTGATAACGAAGTGACCGACGGCCTGGTCAGCAAATACTTCGGCCAGCGGCATGCGCTACGCCAGGCAGTTCTGTACGCAGGGATAAAGCGCGGCAACCTGAAGATACTGGCACAAGCGCTGAAGCTTGGCGACACCTACGCACGCACGGCACCCGCCGAGCTGCGCAAAGCTGCATTGGCATTGACAGCCTAGCGCGGTTTTGCTTTACCTGTTGCACGAATCATAACTTACGATTTATAGTGGCTGCGTACACCACTGAGGGATTCAAAATGATTAAAGAACTGATAATGGCGATGCTGGTAGCCACGGCTCCGGAGCATGAGCCCGAGAACGTTGCGGCCTTCTTTAC